TCGCGCCGTCGGTCGGCCGCGTTTCGTCGCGTTTCGTGCCGCCGCGCATGAGCATGGTCACAGTCCGGCCTTCGCGTCGGAGATGAAGTCGGTCAGCGTCGGGTCGAGCTGCGGCTGTTCCGGATACATCGCCTTGAGTTCCTGGAACCATGTGAGCAGTGATGTCATGTTGCGGCTGATCTCGCGTCCCTTGCTGTTCTGGATGTCGATGTTCCTGGCTATCGAGAGCATCGACTTGCAGATGTAGGTTGCTTCCGGCGTCAACGTCTTGCCATCCACGAAGCTTTTGATGAGATTCATGGTCGCCTGCTCCTGAAGGCCGCTGATGCCGTAGGGATGCGTGTATTCCTCGAAACCTTCCAACGTTCCTTGATTCATGATGTGTTTTCCTTGGTTTTCCAACGTTTTCATGCTTTTTTGCATGGTTCTGGGGGGAGAAAAGACTTGGCGCGGGGTCTTTTGGGCGTCGACTGTTTAAAAAAGCGGGTCACCATCGCGGCCGAGCGGCCGGAGAGTCGCGGCGGAGTCCGAGAGCGGCGAGGCGTTGTCGTCTGGCGGCGAGGCGGGCGTCCACGGCCTGCTGTGTGAGATGCAGCGCGTACCACTGCTGCGCCGTCCGATACTCCTGCGGCGTGAGGTCGAGAGCGAACGTGGAATCGGCCGGTGTCTCGATGACGTGCACATCGTAGTCCAATGCCAGCCATTCGGCCAGCATGTCGGGATGGCGGCGGGAGCGTGGCAGCGTGCGCACCAGCCACACGTCCAACGGCTCCGAGCTCTTGGCCAGCGTGCGGGCCGCGCCGTCCCATGCCATCGCGGCGGCGAGGCGCAGCCCGTCGGTCGCTTTGGATTGCGTCGGGCACAGGTCGCGCAGCAGACTGTCGAAGCTGACCACGATGCTGTCACGGCGGAGCATGGACTGCATGGCCATGCCGAAGTCTGCGCGTGGAGGTCCGATGACCGCGTGCAGGGTCGCGCCGTATCCGGACAGCACGCGGTCCTGGCGCATCGCGTTGCAATGCTTGCATGCGCGGCGCAGGTTGGCCACGGTGTCCCTGCCTCCGTGGCTGTACGGTACGATGTGGTCGTCCTCGGTCGCGGTGATGGAGCAGCCCGGCATGCCGAGCCAGCACCGGTTGCCGTATGTGGCGATGACCTTCGCTCTGATGCGTGGATCTACGGTCTGTCTTCTCATGCTTTGCCTTTCTCTCGTTGGGTGAGTATCCAGCCGTTCACGTCCTGTTCGGCGTACATGATCGAGTTGCCGATGCGGATTGGCGGCGGTCCGATGATCGGGATGGACTGCCGCCACCGGATCAGCGTGCGTTTGCTGACGTTTAGTCTGGTCGCGGCCTCGGTGGTGGTCAGCATGCTGATGCGGGTCATGCCGTGGCCTTGTCCCTGAGCAGCAGCGCGATCTGTTCCAGCTTCGCGGCGACAATCGGCCAGTCGGCCTTCGAGATGTCCGACCAGACCATGCGCGGCCCGTCCGGGCAGATGATGTTCTGGCCTATCTCCACATCGCCGGGCTGCGGCAGGTCGTGGTCCTCGACGTCAAGCGAGATGTGAATCTGCGGTTTCAAAACAGTGGCTCACCTTCATATGCGGTTTGTGGTTTCGTCTGCGGCCGGTATGGCGTGTAGGCGGTTGCCCATTTGCGGAAACTGCGGCAGTCGATGCGCCATGCGCCGGCCTTGTACGCCGGTAGGCCGTCATCGCACAGACTGAGCAGGGCCGGTACGTTCGGCTCCCCGAGCGCCCGGCAGACCTGGAACAGTTCGATGTCGGTGCGCCCGTTGTTCGCCGCGATGCGGTCCACAGCGTCGGAGAAGCCCTGCATGAGCATCCTGCGCGATTCCTCCGGATAGTGCAATACCTCGTGCAACGACGGCTTAATCCTCGATGACATAGGCCCACATCCCGCACCATTTGGCCAGCGTCAACAGCAGAGACTCGGAATCGTACATCTTGCCGGCGGCGGGAGAACGGTAGACGGGAGCTGGCACGCCCTGCTCTCCGTAGGCCATTTTCAGAGC